AGAGGATTGTTCTTGGCAGCCACATCATACACTGGTTTGAGACCAATTGCTTTGAGTCTGCGGTTTGCAATCCATTCGACATACTGATGTAACAGTTTGTCGTTCAGACCAATCATAGATCCATTCTTGAACAGATACTCTGCCCAACGCTTCTCTTCATTGACTGCACGGTCAAACAAAGCATACAACCACTGCTGTTCCTCAACGAAGATCTTCTTCATGTCTGGATCGTCACCCTCTGCCCACTTGTTCAGAATGTTCTGAGTCAGGACCAGATGTTGATTTTCATCTCTTGCGATAAGAGAAATGATTTTTGCCGATCCTTCCATGAGCTTAAGTTCGCCAAATGCGAACGAGCACGCGAAGGAGACATAGAACCTAATTCCTTCCAGAACGTTGACGTTTGCGATTGCTCTGAAGAGTTTGCGTTTGAGTTCATACCTGTTTTCTCGGAAAGTACCCGCTCCTTCTTGAGCATGGATCCATTCCATGGATGTTCCATATTGCTGAGCAGAGTTGATGAAGTCATTATAGGACTCCGTAACGCTGCCAGCACGCTCTAGGATACGTTCATCAGTGACGATCTTATCAAAGACCTCACTCGGGTTTGAATAAACGTTTTTGATGATGTAAGTATAGGAGCGGGAATGGATCATCTCCATAAACTCCCATACGGTCATGGCCGCCTCCAGTTCAGGCAGAGAACAGTAAGGGATGAATGCCATCCCCGGACCTCTACCCTGAACACTGTCCAGCATAACTTGATACTTCAAATTTGAAGTGAAGATATGCTTCTGTTCGGGACGCAGTGTGTGATAGTCACTGCGATCTTTTTGTAGGGAGACCTCTTCTGGTCTCCAGAAATAACCTAATTGTTGTGTGGTAAGTTTGTCAAAGATAGGATACTTGTAAGAATCATATCTCTGGACTCCCAAAGGTTGGCCAAAAAACATGGGTTGTTTCTTGGTATCAACTTGACTGGAATTGAACACCGTCATTCCGGTCAATGTTTCTTCGGTTGTGTTTAACTTAAACTGCACAGGATTCACACTCCGTTTCGTCTGCGTTTTCTAGTTCTGCCATTAGGCTTTCGATCTTGGAAGATTTGTCTTCTACCTCATCAGTCTTTTGATCGTGGGTGTTCTGATAGTAGGACGTTTTCCAACCGTACTTATATGTAGTCAAAAGGTCTTTTGCCATAACTGAGACGGGGACTTCGTTGTCATCATATTGTACAGGATTGTACGACCAATTACCAGAGATTGCCTGGTCAAAGAACTTCTGCATCATAGCAACAACTTTAATGTATCCGTCGTTGCCCTCCATGTCCCACAGAAGGGTGTAATGACTCTTCAGTCTTGCATACCCCGGAACCACTTGTTTGAGTGGGCCCTTCTTGCTCTTCTTAATGGACAGGTAGTCTCTAGGAGGTTCGATTCCATTTGTTGCATTTGACACAACGGAACTGCTCTCCGAAGGCATTTGTGCGGACAGAGTGCTGTGTCTGAGACCGTGTTCCAAGATAGATGCTCTAAGAGACTCCCAATCATGTGCCAGTTCTACCTCTACAATTTCATCCACGTCCTTCTTATATGTATCGATGGGTAGGATACCATCACCATACTTGGTACGACCAAAGTATTCACAGTGTCCCTTCTCCTTGGCAAGTTGATTAGAAGATTTCAACAGATAATATTGGAAAGATTCTGACAGACCATGGACTGCTTTCCATGCTTCAGGACTATCATACTTGTACCCAAGTTTTGCCAAATAGTGTGCCAGACCAATAAACCCAATACCCAAGGAACGACGTGCCTTGGTGGCGATTCTGGCTGCCTCTACGGGATAGTCTTGATAGTCAATCAACTCATCCAAACCACGAACAGCAAGATCACAAAGATCCTCTAGTTCATCATCAGAGTTGACCTTGCCAACGTTGATGGCAGAGAGGATGCACAGAGCAATCTCACCCAGATGATCATCAATATGATTCAGTGGATATGTTGGAAGAGTGATCTCCTGACACAAGTTACTCATGTTCACCTTGTCCTTAAAGGAGGAGTGAGAATTACAGTGGTCAATGTTCATGATATAAACACGACCAGTCTCTGCTCTCTCCTTCAGGAGATCCAGGATCAGTTTCTGTGCCCCGATAGTCTTTCTTGGAACAGACTCATCTCGTTCAAACCCCACATATAAATCATCGAACCTATCAGTACCAAAAGCGTCATATAAACCTGGTACGTCGTGCGGTGAGAACAGGCTAATTTCTCCATCCTGGATGAAACGCTCATAGAAAAGTTTTGAAATCTGGATGGAGTAGTCAAGTTTTCTTACGCGGTTGTCTTCGGTTCCTTTGTTGTTCTTGAGGACGATGATGTCTTCGATTTCCTGATGCCAGATAGGAAAGTGGACTGTAGCTGAACCACCTCTGATACCGTTTTGTGTGCAGCATCTGACAGTTGCTTCAAACTTTTTAAGGAAGGGGACCACGCCTGTGTGTTGTACCTCTCCGCCTCTGATCTTAGCGTTGATGCCACGGATTCTACCCGCGTTGATGCCGATGCCCGCCCTTTGTGCAACGTATCTGCCAATTGCCATATCAGAGCTAAAGATACTATCGAGGGAGTCATCAACATCAACAAGAACACAGCTAGCAAATTGTCGAAGTGGAGTTCGCACTCCTGCCATGATAGGTGTGGGAATGTTGAGTCTGTGTTGCGAGACTGCGTTGTAGTATCTTCTGACATACTCCATCCGGGTTTCTTTAGGATAGTCCCTGAAAATTGTCAGGGCGATCATGATGTACATGAACTGAGGTGTCTCATACACCTCGTTAGTGCTCCTATCCTGGACTAGGTATTTATCCACAACCTGTCTCAAACCAGCATAGGTAAACTTGAAATCACGATCGTGATCCAAGAATGTTTCTGCCTTATTGATCTCTTCGATGCTGTACTTATCAAAGATCTCTCGGTCATACAGATCTTGATAAGCAAGTTTGGTGATGTGATCTGAGAGGGAGGGAAGTTCCCGAGTCCGACCATAGAGTTGTTTCCGCAGTTGGAAGAGAAGCAGACGTGCAGCCACGAACTGATAGTTGGGATGATCCAAATCAATCAGATCCGAGGCAGAACGAATCAGAATCTCCTGGATCTCTCCAGTGGTGACTCCATCATAGAACTGAATGCCAGAGTTGATCTCGACCTGCGATGCAGAAACTCCAGCAATGCCTTTACATGCCTCTTCTACCATCAAATGCATCTTATCGAGATTCAGTTTCTCGATTCTTCCATCACGCTTTTTTACCTTGATGCCGTTGCTCATACTTTTTTCCAGAGGTTGAATTTGAGTTTTGCTTCTAAACCACTATAAGTGTTCAATTGTACCAGATCTTGTACGTCATGTCCAGCAAGGAACATGTCGTTAATGTCCTTTTCTTTTATGCCTATGGGCCAAATAACTACGGAGTCGCCATTATCGATTGTTCTACCGATTCTACTGACGATCTCTCGGTTGCGGGGTTCGTTATCATAGACGTAAACAGGATCACTGATCCCCCAACGACTAACATCAGCATCAGCTCCGCACATAGCAATCGCGTTGCGAATGAACGTGCTGTCGAAAGGTCCTTCTGTAACATAGACTG